GCGCATGACAAGGTAGTGCCGGACAGCCTGACGGTCGCATGGTTCGCGGCGTGGACGGCAGAGCTCGGCCTGCTGGCGGGAATTAAAATCAAGGGAAAGGACGAATAACATGAACGAAAAAATCATCAAACGTATCGCAAACCTGATGAGCGTTAAGAGCATCGTGACGCTGGTGCTGACGGGCGTATTTGCGTACATGGCCGTCACGGGCAACATCTCGCAGGACTTTATGACGATCTATGCGGTGATCATCGCGTTCTACTTCGGCACGCAGAGCCAGAAGGCACAGGACGTGATCGACGGCAAGGGTGACGAAAATGTATCACAGTAGAGACATTGCTGACCTGCGGGCGGACGTGCGCGCAAACTGCGTCATCTTCCTTGCCCTCTGCAAGGAGGCGGGGCTTCCGGTTCTGGTGACGGAGACGGTTAGGGATGACGAGTACCAGCGCTATCTTGCCGCGAACGGCTACGCGGCAAAGACTGCGACGCGCCCGACGTTCCACAGCGTCAAGGCGGGGCTGGCGTTCGACATCTGCAAAAACGTCAAGGGACATGAGTACGACGATTCGTCGTTCTTCGCCCGCTGCGGGCAGATTGGCAAGCAGGTCGGATTTTCGTGGGGCGGCGACTGGAAGAAATTCCCGGACAAGCCGCATTTTCAATGGGACAACCATCTCAAACACACAGGGAGCATGATTTTGGCGGGGAAGTACCCGCCGGAAATGGAGAAATACATGGATCAGGCAACGTTTAACAAGATGATGGACGCTTACCTTGCGCAGCTCGGCACCAAGCCCGTTTCTTCGTGGGCGGCAAAGGACTGGGCGGCGGCCAAGGCGGCGGGCATCACGGACGGCAGCGCGCCGCAGAGATTTATCACGCGGCAGGAAGCCGTGACGATGATCCAGAGAGCGACAAAATAACGGTGTCCGAATCGGGCACGGAAAGGAAAACGGGCGGGAGGCCTGCAACGTCTCCCCTCGCGTGAGCGCTCTGCAAGCCCCGGCGCACAGCATGGACAAGCAGCACCGAGCGATCCGCGCGCAGCTATCCTCTATGGCCCCAAAGCGGGCCGTGGCGTATATCTTATCGTTTGAGCTGCCGGCGGACGAGGCGGCGTGTATCATCGAGTGCGACGTGCGAGGGCGTTCTCTCGTGCAGGTTGCCGCGCAGCTCCACATGAGCGTGGACGGCCTCGCCAAGCTGCGCCGTCGAGCTTACCGCAAGCTTGCCGACGGGCAGAAAGAGAGCACCGACTGATCAGTCGGTGCTCTCTTTTTTGACTTCGCTTTGCTTTGATTTCGTCCCGCTCCGGCGCTTGGCGTCCGCGCGATGCCGGACCTCTTTTCGGTGGGCTGCGGCGCACTCAGGGGAGCAGGTAACGGTGGGGGTGCCGGGGACTATCTCCCGGCCACAGACGACACAGACCTTAACGCCGCTGCGGGATTTTTCGTGGCGTTTTATGTAGTAATCGTGTACGGCGTTCCAGCTTTTTGACTGCGCGCGGTCGATTTCGCGGACGGCATCCGGGGCGCATTTTGGACAATACTTTTGCAAGCCAGATTGGATGACATACTCTCCACCGCAGATCACGCAGTTATCGATATCTCCCAGATGCCGGGAAAAACCGGTGACCCGGTACTTTTGCTTCCGGGCCTTCTGCCGCTCTGTCCGGCAGGTTGGGCAGTAGCTGGCTCGGGGCCCTCCGATGAAGTTGGCCCCGCAGGTGTGGCAGGTTCGCGTGCGCAGGGTGGTCGACCGGGATGCGGCAAGGCAGTCATCGCACTTCGCCTGCTCTGTGCGATCGGTGGAAAAAATCTTGCCGCAGGTGATACATTTTTTAGTCCGCATACACAGTCTCCTTTGCCGCGTTATAACAAAAATTTTGCATCTACGCCCAGCGCGTCGGCGATGGCAAGCAGGTTTTTGGCGGTCAGGTTGCCCGCCTCCGCCTCCCCCAGCTCCACGCGCTGGATCTGGCGGATATTGACGCCGGACTTCTTGGCAAGCTCGGACTGAGTCATATCTGCCATGCGGCGGGACCACTCAAGCTTAGTGATGGAACGGTTGTGGCAGTCCCGCCCGTAGTTGACCAGAGAACAGGCGGTGCAGTCGCCGTCCGCCCGCTGGCAGTCGCTGTACTTTCTCCGCATCTTATCTCCTCCTCTTAGCAAATGACCTTTACGACCTCGGCGTCACGGATGATGAGCTCGCCGTCGTCCTCGCCGTACTCGGCCTCGTTGCCGCAAATGATCGCGACGTGATTGCCAAAATAATTGTTGGCGCCCAGGCGGTCAAGGCTACAGACGCAGATGCCGTCAAGCTCGACGCCGGTATCGTCGCCGTTGTCCCAGACGTGGGAGAGGTGCTCGATCGTGCCAAGTTCAAACTCCTGCTCCTGGACGCGCACGCCAACGAATTCGTAGTCCCAGCTGAGGTCCATCTCTTCGGCGATCTTCTTGATAGTATTGATCATTTCGGCGTTCATCATCATTTTTGTATCCTCCCGGGGTGTTCCCCTCTCTTGTTTACATGCTTATTATACGCTAATATTAGCGTATTGTCAAGAAAAAATCACAGAGTTTTGAAGAAATTTTTGAGGGCAAAACGCGGGCATTTTGCGGGCAATTTCCCGCGGCAAAATCGCGGTACGATAGGGGCAACAAAAGGAGGTGCGCGCATGGATCAATTTGCAATCGCCGGATACAGCGGCGGAAACTGCATGATGTGTGTGATCGACAACGGTGATATTTTCCAGACCGATTATTTCGGCAACCGCCAGCAGCTCATCGGCAAGACCTCTTCGGCATACGCCGAGCTGGAGGGCACCACGCAGGAGTATTACGACAAGCTCGTCGAGCTGGGCGTCATCACTCCACCCAAGACGCAGGAGGAGCTAATGGGCGAAATGCAGTCGGCTATGAGCGACATGGCGGAGATCATCAAGGGCCTCTCGGCCCAGGTAAAGGAGCTGAAGGAAAATGGACCTCAAGCAACTCTTAGCGGCAGCGGCGAGAATGTTCCCCAGCGCCGACCTGCAAGGCGCGGCGGCGAGAGCGGAGCAGGCGATCAGCGGGACGGCTGACACGCTCGAGGGCGTGCAGAGCACGGCGCGCCGGCTCGGCATTGACCCCAACATCGCCAACAGCCTCTATGCGCGCTACGGGCGCACGATGCAGGCAAAGGCCCTGTGCGGCCTCCTCGGCACGACACCGGAGGCTCTGCGCTCCGACGCCAATAAAATACTCGGCGGCGCGCAAAACGCCTCACAGGCCCCGCAAAAGGGCAAAGCGGGGCAGTTCACAAAATTCCCCCGGCTTAAGCAGCCGTAGGAATAAATATTTTGTGAAAGGAGCACGAACACATGGAAGAACGCAGCACCGGTATGAGCTGGATCGCAGTCCTTTTCGTCATCATCGTGGTCGTCGCCCTCTTCGGCGGCAACTTCGGCGGCGGCTGGGGCTGGAATCGCAGCGGAAACCCCTATCCCGCGCAGGAGGGCGGCTGCAACCGCGTGAGCAACTGCCAGGTCGAAAAGCAGGGGATCGTCGACGCGGCGCGCACGCAGTATCTCATTGAGCAGCAGAGCAACAACACCCGCGCGGCTATCAACGCGAGCACGGAGGCCATCACCTCGCAGGCGAGCCACATCTACGAGCAGCGCCTGCAGGAGACCATCTTTGACCTTAAGATGGAGAACCAGAGCCTCAAGAACGGCATCTTTACCAAGGAGCAGACCGACGCTCTGGCCGCGAAGATCTCCGATTGCTGCTGCGGTTTCAACCGCCGCCTCGACGCGATCGAGTGCCGTATGCTGACGAAGCCGAACCTCTACGGCGTGGCCGCCACCGGCGCGGGGCAGATCATCCCTGCGACCTGCGGCTGCAACGGCAGCACCAACCTCTAAAACCATCCGCCCCGCACGGGGAATATGGTAGGCCCTGCAGGCCGGGAAGCAGGCGGGGCAAATGCCCCGCCTATTTTATTTTGAAAGGAGACACCGAAATGTCTTGTAAATCCGCTCTCTATGCTGCCATGCAGACGCCATCCGCAGTCGCGGTCGGCGGCGTCATCCCGCTCGGCAGCCTCATCCGCCGCTACGGCTGCGATGTCAGCCTTAACGGCAATGCCGTCAACATCACCGGCGCGGGCTACTACGACGTCGACGCCTCGCTCACCGTTGCGCCCGCCGCGGTCGGCACCGTCACCGTCACGCTCTTTAAGGACGGCGTGGCTGTCCCCGGCGCGACCGCCTCAGCGACCGCCGCCGCTGCAAACGATGCGCTTGACCTCAACATCACGGCTCTCGTGCGGCAGGTCTGCTGCGCGGCGGGCTCCGCTCTGACGCTGGTGCTCACCGGCGCCGCCGCGTCGGTCGAAAATGTGGCGCTGCGCGTCCAGCGGATCTGAGAGGTGCGCTATGATGCAGCTCTTGATCGGTATGCTGCTCGGCGCGATGGTCTCGACACCCACGGGCCGCAGCATCGGCAACCAGATCGGCGACGCGGCGCTCAAAAAGGTCAAGGACGCCGTGCAGGCGTCCGCGGACGGAGAGGAGGCTGACGATGGAAAATCTGCATGAGCAGCTCAAGGCGTATATCCCCAAGCTCGAACGCAGCATCCAGTCCTACATGACGCAGACGCCGCCCTCGCCCAATTCTGCGCAGGGTATCATGGCGATGTGGGAGTGCCTAACCATGCTCAAGGCGGCGGAGGCGGGCACCTGCGGCGAGTTCACCAAGGCGGACGCCGAGCAGTGGGCGCAGCACATGCGCAACACGGACGGCAGCACCGGCGCGCACTGGAGCATGGAGCAGACCACCTCGCTCGCCGAGAGCCTCGGCGTGAGCCGCGACGAGGTCTCGCCCTGGTGCTGGTGGATCGCCGTGAATATGATGTACTCCGACTACTACGGCGTCGCCTCTCACTTCGGCGTCGCCACGCCGGAGTTCTTCGCGGAGCTCGCCCGCGCCTTCCTCCTCGACGAGGACGGCCCCGGCCCGAAGCCCAAGATGGCGGCTTATTACTGCGGCATTGTCAAGGGCAAGAATTAACGCAGAATTTTGCACTCAAATCTGCAATCATTTTTTTGTTTTTGGTTGTCATTGTTTGTAAGAATTTGTCTTGCGGTTTATGCGGCAAAAATAAGATAAGTACCGATATTGCCTTAATTCCGAGCAATATCGGTACTTTTTCTTTGGTGCCTCGTCGGGGATTCGAACCCCGGACACCCTGCTTAAAAGGCAGGACAAAAGTCAATGTTTACAGCACTTTTTAGATTTCTGCAATCAAATATGCGCTCACGCCTTGCTTTCGGAATCTTGGACGTAGGCAATCAGTTTGTCGATGGACGCCTGCTTTTTCCGCTGGCGAAGATGCGTATAGATCGCGATGGTGGTCTCAACGTGGGCGTGCCCGAGCAGAGCACGGGCCGTGTGAACGTCGACGTCCGCCTCAAACAGCGTGGTCGCGTAGCCATGCCGCAGGACGTGCGGCGTGAGCGTGTTCCGGTAGTGGTGCTTCAGGTACTTGTGCCCATTGACGCCCACCGTCTCGGTCGGCGCGTCCGTGAAAAAGCCCATATCCCGGCAGTAGTGGTTCCAGTGCTTGAGATAGGTCGAGCGCGAGAGGAATTTTTTCGGGTCCTTGCCATGAAAAATATAGTCGTCCGGCTCGCCCTGCATCGGTCGGAGCATGGTCTCGGCAGGAGGCAGCAGCGGCAGCGTGCGGATGCCAGCCTCCGTTTTAGGATCGCCGATTTTGTGGACGCCGTGGTAGGAGAGATTTTTGGTGCAGGCTATCTGCTTCGCCTTGAAATCAATGTCGCCCCATTGCAAGCCCAGCGCTTCACCGCGGCGCAGGCCGGTGTAAATCAGGAACAGGGCAAACTCGCCCCAGTACGCCTCTCCTGCGCGGGCTTTGATCGCGTCCACGATATCGTCTTCCGGCGCTTCTCTTTTCTGCGCCGCTTTCGCGCCGGTCGGTATCGCAATGCCGAGCGCCGGATTGGTCTTGACGGTCTGGCCGAAGATCGAGTCGGCCACGGCGAAAGCGAAAATACTCTTGTAGACCGTCCGCTGGGCGCGGATCGTGCGCACGGAATAGTCGGCCTCCTTCATTGCCTGCAGGTGCGCGGCGATGTCGCTGGTGAGGACCTCATCGGCGGGGACGTCGCCGAGCCGTTCGACCGCGCGCTCATACGGCGCCTTGTAGCAGTCAATGGAGCCGTCGCGGTATTCCTTCCACTTTTTCTCCTGCCATGCCTCCGCGACGGTGCGGAAAAGCAGCTTCGTCGGCTGCTCCTTCTCCTGAATGCGCCGGTACAGCTTTTCCGGGTCGCGGTCGCAAATCGTGTGCCGCGGGCCTTTCGGCAGACCGTCGGCGTCGAGCTCGTGCCAGTAGCCCTGATAACGGCCATCTGCGCGCAGCGTATAGAGCTTTTTATAATTGATTTTCGCCATGTGTCCTCTCCCCTGCGCTTGCGAAAATGGAACGACCGCCGCCATGCCGGGCGGCGGCCTTTTGCGTTATGTTCCTACTGTATCGTCTCGGATTTCCGCGGGAAATTCTGCGATTTCGTTGTCCGAAAACCCCGCGTCAGCCAAAAACGATTTGCGCTTTTCTACGGCATTGTCGGTCAGATCATTGACTTTGCCGAGGTATTCCTGAAATTTGTCATAATCGGATGCTTCACCGCCGTCAATATAGTCCTTTATGGCCTCGCACACAACGCGCGCGTTTGCCGTGTACGCGCGCGCAGCGCCGACATAGAGGATAGCCGGCTGAGTGTCAGCGTCAAAACTGTCGAGCGAATCCTGACTGGATTGAAGCACTGCGATCATAACGCCAAGGACGTCTGTGTCACCTCTGTCGGCGGCATCTGCGACAACATCGTCGAGGGCCTGCAGCTGATCGCTTGCGGTTGTGACGACCGCCCACACTTGAGAGTCTAACTCCTTAGCGGCGATCTGGGACTCCGTCTCCGCCGACTCGCCGCAGGCGGTCAGGGTAAACGCAAGGGCAAGCGCGAGGATCATTGCAAGAGACCGATTCATAGCATTGCCTTCTTTCCGTGCCCGAATCGGGCACAATTTTTTATTTATTTCCGCAGGTTAGCGGGAATTTAACGGTTTTTCTCCCTTTTTCGACAGCATCTTGCCGAAAAAGGTGCTATGGTAAAAGTACACGCAGGTGCTCCGGAGGTGTCAGCTCGCCTGCGCAGGCCCCGTCGTCAGTTGCAGGGGCGGCGGGGCCGCTCTACAACGGAATATCTGGCCGGTCTAAAATACGAGCAAAGAGAGGTACATAGACATGTCAGATCAGCACCACGCGCCGCAGGACTTGACCGAGTTACACCAACGCCTCATCGAGAAATACCGGCGACTGACGCCGGAAAACCGTGGGCGTCTCATGGCCTATCTTGAGACGATAGCAACAGGTCCAGATATTCCTCCAGCTTTTCCCGATTCCGCGCGCTGAGCGCGTCATACCCGGCCAGCAGCCTGTCCTCCTCCGAGGGCGGGCTGCTTTTCTGCGCCTCGCCGAGCAGGTCGGAGGTGGTGACGCCGAGATACTGCGCGAGCAGCTGCACCTTTGCGACGGACGGAGTTTGCCCCTTTTTCACATTGGGAAGCAAGTCCTTGCCTGCGCCACTCTCTTTGCAAGCAATAGTTGGCGCAACGCCCTTTAGCTCGCAATACTTTTTAACATTTTGAACAAACAGAGATGTATCCAATGCTTTAAATCCTCGCTTGGAGTTGTTAATAAGCGACAAATATCTATAATTAACGATTTTCCTATTGACAATCGTTAATAAGCGATTTATGATAGGCGCACAAGGTTAAAGCGAGACTTTAACCGAGAGGAAGGAGAAGAAACATGGACTGGTTTGAGATTAGCATTAAGTCCGCGCCGGGCGGCGCGGTCGCCACCGTGCAGGGGAGCAAATCGACCATTGTTATTCAGTTTGGCATCCTTGCAAACACCATCAGCGAGAGGCTCGGCATTCCGCGCGAGTCGCTGGCGATGGCGGTCATGACGGGCGCGGAAATGAAGCGTCAGCTCGCGTCCGGCATCGTCATCTTCGACGAGGGCGCAACCGACCGCGCGCGCGGCGAGAAAGTTAAAGTCACGCTTTAACTTATACCACACATTTTTGACGAAATCAATAGAAAGGGTGTGAAGAATTGACAAGATTCCGAATCCGCGCACTGCGCGAGGCGCGCGGCATGACGCGCTACGAGCTGGCGCAGGCGGCGGCGGTCAGCTATCAGGCCATCGCCCAATGGGAGAGCGGTGCGGCCATGCCAACAGCGGACAAGCTGCCGACCATCGCCGCGCTGCTGGAGTGTGAGGTCAACGACCTCTACGACGACGAGGCGCTGCGCGCGGCGAGCGAGGCGGCGAGGGCCGCGGTGGCGGCCAAGGGCGCGGCAGACGCGAGAGCGCTGGCCGCAGGAAAGTGAGGAGGGCGTTATGCCAAGGGAAAAGGAGACCTACCGCGCGGTTCTGGCGGACCTTTTGGAGTATACCGGAAACCGCCGCTTGCTGACGGCAAAGGACGTCGGGGGCTACCTCGGCATAGACCCGCGCACCGCCGCGCAGCGCTACTGCATCGACCGCCGCGGGATCGTGGCCCCGGTGCTGGCATCCATGCTGGCCCGCTAAATCGACACTACCACAAAGGAGGAATGAGAACAATGGCAGAGTTATACCCGAATATCTACCAAAGGGGTAGAAAAACGACACTTTTGACGCAGGAGGAGGCGGCGGAGCGGTTGCACATCTCGCCCGAAACGCTCAAGCGCTACGAGGGTGGACGGCTCACACCGCCGGACGAGACCGTGGCGCGGATGTGCGAGGTCTACGGCGTGCGCTGGCTGGCGCTGGAGCACGCGAAGGCGACCGACCGGCTCGGTATTCTGCCGGAGCTGGAGCCAAAGCCCCTGCCGATGGCGACCATCTCGCTGACCAACCGCCTGCGCGACGCAGCGGATCGGCTGGCCGGATTGCTCCGCATCGCCGAGGACGGCGTGATCGACGACGCGGAGCGCCCGGAGTTCGACAACATTGTGCAGGACCTGCGCGAGACCATCGCCGCGGCCTATCAGGTGATCTACGCTGACGGCGCAAAAAAAGAACGCCCCGACGGTGGCACGTCGAAGCGTTCCGTGTCTCAGGCGGTCAAACCTGAAAACGATTGCAAGAACAGTATAGCATACTCACGCGGAAATGCAAGCCCCGTTTTGAAAAAGGGGGTGTATGCACGATGAGCGGATGGGCGATTTTCTTTACATTTGTGGGCGTGGGTACGTTGGTGGCGAAGTTTGTGGACTTTGTCGAGATCATTGGAGGAGATGCACATGGCAGAAGAAAAAGACACGCGGCCATGCGATGACATGAGCGAGAGCCGGATCAAGTTTGGCCGGAAGCAGCGCTTCACCGTGCTCTATAAGAGCGCCATCGAGGACAAGCGCCTGCCGCTGGACGCGCGCGGACTGCTGGCCATCATGGTTGGCCTGCCGGACGGGTGGCAATACTCGGTCAAGGGCCTCGCGGCCTATGTGGGCGTGAGCAAAGACACGATCCGCAGGCTGCTCGAAAAGCTGGAAAAAGTGGGGTACCTGACCCGTGAGCAGACACACGACGAGAACGGCCATTTTGCGGGCAATGTCTACGTTTTGCAGGACGAAGCGCCACCGTTGTCGGAGAACACCGACAACGGTGAACACCGACAACGGGAAAAGCCGTCATCGGGTTTTCCGACCCAAATAAATACTAAAAGAACCAAAGAAGAAAAGAAACAAACCCCTATAGCCTCCGCGGAGGTCGAAAAGCGTGTTGCAGAATACTGCGGCGAGGACGACGAACTGCGCGAGGCGATCATGGGGCTGCTGGAGAACCGAGCGAAGCTGAACCGGCAGAAGGCCGTGAAGACCGAGCGCGCCATGAACGGCATTCTGCGGAAGCTGGATGAACTGGCGGGTGGCAGACGTGAGCTGAAACTTGCGCTGCTGGAAAAGGCAATCAGCATGAATTGGCTGACCGTCTACGAGCTCAAACCGGACGAAATGCCTGCGGTCAGGACGGAGGGCAGCGCGGCGCTGCCGCTCGGCTGGGGGGTGTAGCATGGCGCAGCAGAGGAAAACGCAGCCGGGGCTTGAGGCTGAGACCGCGGTCATCGGCGCGATAGTCGCCGCGCCGGAGATCGTCAAGGACGTGCTGTTTACCGTCCGCGAGCAGGATTTCCGCATCGAGATCAACCGGCAGATCTTCCGCGCGGCCCGCGACCTGTATTTGAGGGCAAAGCCGGTGACACCGGTGACGATCCGCGACAAGGTCGGCAAGGAATCGAGCGAGTATCTCGCGCAGCTGCTTGAGATCACGACGACCAGCGCCAACTGGCGCGAGTATGCCGCCATCATGGCCGAGCAGGCCAGCATGCGGCGCATGCAGGAGATCGCGATGCAGGTGGCCGCAGCCGGCACGGCGCAGGAGTGCCGCGAGCTGGCGGCGAAGCTCCAGCAGGAGCAGAGCGGCGGGCGGCAGATCGCGGCCTACACGATGGAGGACATGATACAGGACTTCGCGGCGCGGCAGACGGCCAAAGATCCGGTGCGATACGTCCGCTATGGTCTCGCCGAGGTGGACGCCGGTACATACACGCAGCTGGGCGACGTGGTCATCATCGGCGGGTACCCCAGCGACGGCAAGACGGCGCTGGCCCTCCAGATGGCGCTGCGGATGGCGCGGGAGTGGCGTGTGGGCTTCTTCTCGCTGGAGACTGACCGGCGCAAGGTGACCGACCGTGTGGTCGCGGCGCTGAACGATATCAGCTTCACGGCCATCAAACGCAGAGAGCTGACGGACAAGGACTGGGAGCGGTTTGCGGCCAAGAGCGCCGCGGCGTCTGCGCTCAAGTTCACGCTGATCGAGGCGGCCGGGTGGAGCGTCAGCGATATTACCGGCGCGGCCGAGGCCTATGACTTTGACGTGATCTTTATCGACTACGTGCAGCTGATCCGGCCAAGCTCGACGCGCATTATGCGCAGTGAGCAGGTGGCGGAGATTTCCCGCGAGCTGCACGCCTTCGCCCAGAGCCGCAAAAAGCTTGTTGTCGAGCTTGCGCAGCTAACGCGAGAGGACAGAACGCCCGCGCAGAAAAAGGGAAAACCACAGCAGAGCGAGCCGCGCATGAGCGACCTGAAAGAGTCCGGCCAGCTGGAGCAGGACGCGGACATGATCTTCATGGTCTACCGCCCCGTCGAGGGCGGGGATTATAACCCCACAACGTCCCGATTTCTGCGAATCGTCAAGAACAAAGAGGGCCTGCTGCTGCGGACGCTGCTGTGGTTCGACGGCGACAAGCAGACCTTTACGCCGATGACGATGGAATCGGCGCGGGAGGTCGAGGAAGACAAGAAAATCGTCGAGCGGAACGCTCGCAATGAGCGCATGAGCGGCGCAAAGCGCCGGTAAAGAAAGGAGAGACATCATGCCGTATATTGGACAGCCGATCGCCTGGACGCCCTGCGCGTACTGCAATCTGGACGGCAGGGAGAACCCCAAGAGCACGCGAGCGCGGAAGAAGGTGCGCGGCAAAATCGTGTGGATCAACGAGCTGCACCACTTTTTTTTGGTGGAGGCGCAGGTCTTTTGGTACACGATGCGCGAGTGCTTCAAGTTTTGAGGGCGGCGCATGAGAAAGAAAGTCAACAGCAAGTGCTACCTGTGCGAGCGCCGTCATCCGGCGTGTCAGGACAAATGCCCTGATTATCTCGCGTGGAAAGCGAACCTTGATGCGACGAATGCAAAGATCAAGGACGCGAAAAAAGAGTATGAAGACATCGGGAATTACCAGTACGAGACAGCGAAACGGCTGCGAAAATAGAGATAACAGGAGGACGAAATGAAAACGATTGCGATCATGAACTACAAGGGCGGCGTCGGAAAGACGGTCACGACGATCAACTTCGCGGCCGAGCTCGCGGCCGCGGGCAAGCGCGTCATCGTGATGGACGCGGACGGCCAGTGCAATCTGAGCGATATTTTCAGAGCCGACACAATGCACGGCGGTACGACCTACGAGGTGCTGATCGATGCCGCTTTGTGGGGCTGCTGGGACGAGATCATTCAGGAGACACCCGTCGAGGGCGTGAAAATCGTTCCGGCCAGCGCGGAGCTGCCAAAGGCGGACATTGCCGCTCTGACCGGCGAGCGGCTGGCAAAAAACGGCATCCGTGATTTTTGCCTTGCAGTGGCAGAGGATGAGGGCGCAGACTATATCCTCATCGACTGCCCAACCGCTTATAACGCGGCCACGGTGGCGGCGCTGGGCGCTGCGGACGAGATCATCATTCCGGTCGAGCTGGAGGGCTTTTCGCTCCATGGCGCGGGCGAGATCCGCAGTCAGGTCGCCAACATGCGCACGGTCAATCCGCGGCTGCGTATCGCGGGCGCGCTGATCACCAAGCGGCGCGGCACGCGCATCCAGGAGGCCGCAGAGCAGGCCTTGCGCGTGAGCGGCATCCCGGCATTTGAGACGGCAATCCCGCTGCGGGCTTCCGTGCCGGCAAGCATGTCCAACCTCAACGCGAGCAAGACGCTGAGAGGATACGCGCCTAAGGACGCTGCGACGAAAGCGTATCACGATTTCACGCGGGAGTATTTGAGCAAGGGAGGCGCGGTTAATGGCTAAGGGAAAGTTTGACATGAGCGAGTTTCTCGCGCCGGTTGAGGGCGTGCCCGAATCGGGCACACGGGAGCAGATCGAATACATCGACGAGGCGAAGCTCAGCGGCGACGGCGAAAACTTCTATAGCATGGAGGGCATTGAGGCTCTCGCGCAAAACATCGAGCTGGTCGGATTACAGCAGCCGCTGCGTGTTCGCCCCGACCCCGATGACGAGGGCGGCTACATCGTGGTCAGCGGTCACCGGCGCCTGACCGCGATCCGCACGATTTGCAAGGCGGACGAGCCGAAGCGCTGGCGCACGGTGCCCTGCATCGTGGAGCGCGGCGAGCTATCGCCGGCCATGCGGGAGCTGCGGCTGATCTACGCCAACAGCGACACGCGCCGCATGTCCAATGCGGACATCAGCACGCAGGCCGAGCGCGTGGAAAAGCTGCTCTATCAGCTGAAGGAAGAGGGCGTGGAGTTCCCCGGCAGGATGCGCGACCATGTCGCCGAGGTCTGCCAGATAAGCAAGTCCAAGCTTGCGCGGCTGAAGGTGATCCGCGAGGGGCTGAGCAAATCTGAGCAGATCGCAAAGGCGTGGGAGAAGGGCGAGTTGCCAGAAGCGACGGCCTACGCGCTCTCGCACATGCCGACGGAGCTGCAGGATGAGATTGCCCACGTCTACACGCACCGAAAGAATTACTATGGCCACGGTCTGACATATCTGGGTGAGCGGAATGTGACGAAGATTGCCGAGGCTCTGGCGGCGCTCGACGCGCTGCCGTGCAAGAAATGCGGCGGCAATTGCTCGGACTGCGCGCAGGGCAAGCGGGAGCACATCATCTCCACGCTGATCGAGAGTTGCTATTCCTACGCGCCCTGCGGCGCGACCTGCTGCGAGAAGTGCTCGGAGCTGGCCACCTGCAAACAGGTGTGTCCGCACCTCCTCTCCACGCAGAACCGACTCAAGACCAACAAGCGCGCCGCGCAGAAGGCCGAGCGGGAGCGGCAGGCAAAGGCCGACCGTCCGGCCATCAGCGAGATCACGGAGCTGTGGCGCCGCTTTGGCATCGCCCGCGCCGCAGCCGGGAAAAGCGTGGCGGAGTGCTACAACGCCGCAGGCATTGTGTATGGCGTTCCCGACGCGGACGAGGTCACGCGGCTCGAAAACGGCGAGGCGAAATATGCAGCCAGTACCAAACTGCCCTATGGTTACAGCTGCTACCTCGACGACATCCACCGCTTTACGCGCGTCGCAGACCTTCTGGGCGTGTCACTGGACTATCTCTGCGGTCTGACCGATGATTTGTCGCCGACCAAGGCGGTGAGCTCGCCGGAATGGTTGCCGCTGGATGCAGAGCACTGGCCGGAGGAAGGCGCGCTGGTCGTGCTGAGCTATCCGACAGGGCTGGGCGGCAGCGCCTATCTGACGGCGCGGTGCGGCGGTGGTGTGAGCGACCAATACCCGTTTGTTTCGACCGATGCAGGGATCACGGTGCAGGATATCGTCGAGTGCAAGTGCGACAGCTGGCTGCTGATCAGCGAGAGACAGAGAGGAGAAAACAAATGATCCACTACAAAATTGAAGACGGGCAGATACTCGAAATGGATGTTAGAGGCTCGCTCAAAGAGAATCTTGCAGATGTGGCAATGCTGGCAAATGGCATTTATAGCATGCTCGCAAAAAGCAGGCCGGATGTAGCAGAGGTTTTTCGGTTGGCGTTATCAGCGGGGATGCTTCCGGGCTCAGCGATATGGAAAAAGCAAGACTATGATGGCATTGCCATTGTCCAGGAGGTCAAATGAAGCGATCCGGGTATTTGCAGCAGAGAGACGCGAGAACGCAGATGCTGTTGGACGTGATGCAGCGGACAATGAAGCAGTACATGCTGGACACGCTGCTGATCACGATGCACGAGGACTTCGGCTGGGGCTATGACCGCCTCAGCCGCCTCGCGGAAAAGTGGGGCGAGACGTATGACGTCTATTTTCCGGCGATGCAGAGCACTGAGGAGTCAGACGTCTATCAGGAGAGACTTGACAGGGCAACGCGCAGCTATATCGGAGACAACCAGTTTTACCCGTTTGCAGAGCGCTACCCGGAGATCAAACAGTTAGGTTATGGGCCGAGGAGGACGAAATGAGAACAGAAGATATTTTGGCTGCGCTGCCAAAGAAATCGCGGTGCTGCATGAGCAGGAGAAGTGGGTGCCGGTGACGGAACGGCTGCCGGAGGTGGAGTGATGGAGTACAACGTACTACAAGGCGACGCGCTGGAGCTGTTGCGGACGCTGCCGCCAGAAAGCGTACATACCTGCGTGACCTCCCCGCCTTACTACAATTTGCGGGATTATGGAATGGAGGGACAGATCGGGAACGAGGGCAGCGTGGAGGAATACCTGCAGGCGCTGGTCGCTGTTTTCCGTGAAGTCCGGCGGGTGCTGCATACGGATGGAACGCTGTGGGTGAACGTGGGCGATAGCTATGCTACCAATTCAGGGAACCAGCCGCCGAAGAATACCCGCAATTCCTGCGGACACACCGCAAAGCGCGTACCACAGGGGTACAAGAAAAAAGACCTGATTGGCATACCTTGGCAGTTGGCCTTTGCTCTCCGCGCAGATGGTTGGTATTTGCGGCAAGACATCATTTGGCAGAAGCCGAACTGTATGCCGGAGAGCGTAAGCGACCGATGCACAAAATCACATGAGTACATCTTCCTGCTGTCAAAGTCAGCGCACTATTATTTCAACGCGGCGGCAATCAGCGAACCAGTCACGTCGGCCAAAGGAAACGCAAGAACGTTTCGCGGCGGTGGAGCCTATACCGGCGGGCGATCTCACGACAACAGCGCACAGGTGGAGCGTGAGAGCCACGGGAACAGCGAAAACAAGACGGGGCGCAGGAACAAGCGGAGTGTCTGGAGCGTAAGCACAAATGGATTTCGCGGCGCACACTTCGCCGTGTTTCCAGAAAAACTGATCGAGCCGTGCATTTTAGCGGGTTGCCCAGAGGGCGGCGTTGTCCTTGACCCATTTGCGGGCAGCGGCACGACGGGAGTGGTGGCCAAACGAATGGGACGCGGTTTCGTGGGATGCGAGATCAATCCCTTGTATGTAGAAATGGCCACAGGAAGAATAGCGGAGGTGGAGAGAAAGGACGGAGGTGAATGCGATGCGAAATCCGTGTAAGGACTGCATCTATTACCACAAAGAGAACAGAACTTGTCAGTCAAAAAAATGTGCCACTGGCGGCAGCGGAAAAGTGTCTTGGGTTGATAGGCTGTTTTGTTCTCCATGCAAAAAGAACGGAGGTGTCAAGCGATAAGGATGACTGACATGGAACGCAAAACCTTCTGCGCGGCGCTCAGCCGCTACGGCGCGCAGGCGCAGATCACGATGGCCTTTGAGGAGATGGCCGAGCTGCAGGACGTGCTGTGCAAATTCCTGCGCGGGCGTGTGGACGGTGACACGCTCGCCAACATCGCCGAGGAGATTGCCGACGTTGGTATCATGCTCGACCAGATGGCGATCGAGTTTGAGGTCGAGGACGCGGTGGCGGAGCAGCGGGCCTTTAAGGTCCGGCGGCTGTGGGATCGTCTTGATTAAGTGAAGAGCTATGAAGGGGGGAAATCGTGTGAGATTCCTGGTGACGCTGGCGCTGGACGCGCCGGACGACGCGGATCCGCAGGGAATCAAAGAAAAAGTGGCGATGGACTTTGAAAAGTATGGCGGCGTGCGCGTGGTCAAGGTCGAGCGCGTGGAAGAGTATCAACAGATGATGATGGGGGTGCAAAATGGCAATTAACATCAAGAAGTACACTAAAGACCAGATGGCAAAGATGGTGGAGGAAGCGCAGGAAGCAGCGAAAAAAACGAATGGGTGCATGAACGAGCTGCGAAGTCGAAATAGCGAGCTGGAATTACAGGTCCGCACGTTGAAGGCCAAGAACGCTGCCCTGGCCGAGCAGATCGACCAGATGAACGGCGAGGCCATCAACAAGGCCAACGAGATCGCAAACCTGAAAGCGAACGCGGATACGCTGCGAATGAAGCTTGCCGATACTGAGGCGGCGCTGGTAAGGGCAAACAGTGAAATGGCAGTGCTGCGGCATGATTTGACATGTGAGCAAGAGTCATCCGTGCATCTCGCATCAGTCTGCAGATGGCTGTCGGATCACCCATGGGGCAACCTGTGGGCGTGGGCAAAAAGAAAGCTGGGGTGCGCCGAATGAAAAGAAAACGTATGATCAAGCTATTGATGAGCGTCGGCTGCGACCGAAATGATGCGGTCAAGGCCACGAACTTGTGCGATGGAAGGATATCACACGCGGTGCTGTATTACGATCTGCTTGGGGAGTTTATCCGTGCATACTATGAGCATCTGGATAAGACCATTGTTGAGGGCGACATGACCGGTGAGGTCGCCGGGATGGTCGGGAACGTGTATGGCTGAGCTGTTTTACTGCGTGCGCCAGCGCGCGGGGAATCTGGTCAAGGAGTACCGCGGGACGATGCCACCGCGCTATGCGCCCTCCGACACCGACGAGGACCGGCGCGCCAAGGCCGACCTCAAGGCGCAGCGGCGCACGGTGCTCAACCGCGACTCCACCGACCGGCTCGAGCTGATGATCGCACTCATGGGCAAGTACGCCACGCACTACATTCTGGAGTTCGACAACGAGCATCTGCCGGAGCGCTTTGCCGACGTGCGAAAGGCGCTGCGGGCCTTCCTGCGGCGCGTGGAGCGCTATCGAGGCAAGGGCGGGCTTGACTACATCCCGGCCATTGAAGGTCTGCACGGGGCGCACAGGTATCACATCCACCTCGTCGCGGACTACCGGCAGCTCTCGCCGGCGGAGGTGCGGGCCCTGTGGCAGTGCGGCGAGGTGACGGACTGGCCGGTATTTAAGCGGCACGGCAAGGCGCTCGGCTACCGCTACCTCGCGCGCTATCTCACCAAGGAGCGCAGCGACGGGATCATCATTCCGGTGGGGCGGCATCCTTGGAGCTGCTCGCGCAGTCTGCGCGCGAAGCTGCCGCCGTCGGAGGTGTGGCTCGACGAGAGCGATGCGATTACGATACCGTTCGACGCGATGCTCCCACAGATGCGGACCGGCGGCAGTCAATTTGGCAGCTACCGGGTGGCGAGTTGGATCGAGGCGTAAGGAATCGCGTGCGCGCGTGCGCGCGACATTACTTGTAACCTAATGGCTTTTTAGTGACAAACGCAGAAAAGAGGGTGAAAAGTATTGCAAAACAGCACAAAGACTGCTAAACTGGACACAAAGAATGGATTGATTGTCTGCCCGAACTGCGGGCGGCTCACATCGCAGGCCGTTCGGCCAGACACGGAGGCGCGGAATCTCGTCCTCTGGTGCCGGAGATGTAAAGCATCGAACATCGTGGATATCGAACATGGCGCGTGCTCGCTTAGTAGCCACTGCTGACAAACCCGGATCTCGGGGAGTGTCGGCGGTGGCTTTTGTTTTTTGCCCGGAGGTGATAGCCCGATGGCCTTAAAGCCGCTCCGACCCTGCCGGCATCCCGGCTGCTGCGTGCTGGTGAGCGATGGATACTGCGACGCCCACCGGCCGCGCGGCGACCGGCGCAGTGAGGAAGCGCAGTCCTGGCGCTGGATGTACCAGACCGACGAGTGGAAGTTTGATCTGCGGCCGGCGCAGCTCCTGCGCGAGCCGTTCTGCCGCGAGTGCGCCCGGCACGGGCGGCGGGTCCGCGCGACGGACGTGGACCACATCGTCGACCACAAGGGAGACTGGCAGACCTTTTGCGACCGAGACAATCTCGAGAGCCTCTGCCACAGCTGCCATAGCCGCAAGACGGCGCGAGAAATGTACGAGAATCGCAGCAAATCAAAGCGCCGCGGTGCTGCGGCGCGGCAGTAGGCTTGGGCGCTCGGGCGCGTCGCGAGAGCGTCGCGCGGGGCTTCCTTGCAGACCCCTCCCCGGGGTCAGAAAGTTTGGGCGCTGCCCTTGAAAACCGCTGGCCCTCCCTCGCGAGAGAATTTTTCCCCACGGAAAATTTTGGACGGTGGGCCAGATGCGCAGGAGCAACAAAACAACATCCGGTGTGGTCCCCGGCTCTTGAAGTCGGCCATGGCCTTCACGGTTCTGTCCCTCGCGCTCTCGCTCGTCGAGGGCCGGGGATTGCATCGGAGATATCGACAGGAGGCAAGGCATGGGAAAGAAGCGGACAGCAGGGCAGACGCCGGTGCGCGTGGCGGTCAAGGACCTGCCGACAATACGCATCGACGAGCTGATCCCTTACGAGAACAACGCGAAGATTCACGGGCCGGAGCAGATCGAGCAGCTGAGGCGCAGCCTGCGCGAGTTTGGCTTCGTCTCGCCGGTGCTGATCGACGAGGACAAGAACCTGATCGCCGGACATGGGCGCGTCGAGGCGGCGCGGGCCGAAGGCATGACCGAGGTCCCGTATGTGACGGTGAGCGACCTGACCGAGGCGCAGCGGCGCGCCTACATCATCGCGGACAACCGACTTGCCGAGACGGGCGAGTGGGACGCGGCGCGGCTCAAGTTTGAGATGGAAGAGCTAAGCACCCTTTCTTTCGACACCTCGTTGACCGGCTTTACGATGGACAATATCCCACTTCTCTCCGGCGATGAACCGGCGGGCGGGCCGGAGGCGCAAGAGGATGACTATGACGGCAGCGTGCCGGAAGAAACCTCAGTGCGCGACGGAGACCTCTGGAAGCTCGGAGGACATCGGTTGATGGTCGGAAGCACGTCCAGCAAGAAGAGCGTTGAGCGGCTCATGAATGGCGTAAAAGCCAACATGGTCTTTACGGACCCGCCTTATGGAGTTGCGGTCGGATCGAAAAATAAAATGCTTGATGATGTGGCCGGCGGGAAAAGCGGCCGGTGCACGGAAAATATTTACGGCGATACGATGAGCGAGAGCGAGCTGCATGACATGTTGCTTGCGGCAATGCGGAATATCCGGGAAGCCTGCGCCGAAGATGCAAGTTATTACGTCACCAGCCCGCAGGGCGGAAGCCTTGGCCTGATGATGATGATGATGATGATGGAGGCAGGGCTCCAGGTCCGTCACATGCTGATCTGGCGCAAGTCATCCCCAACGTTTTCGATGGGGCGGCTCAACTATGATTATCAGCACGAGCCGATCTTCTACACCTGGACAAAGCGGCACAATTGGTACGGCAAAGGCAAATTCCACACCTCGGTATGGGACGTGGAGAAACCGCGGAAGTGCGACCTGCACCCGACGATGAAGCCAGTCGCACTTGTGGAAAACGCGCTGTTAAATTCTTCGGCGGCTGGCGATGTTGTGCTTGATGGTTTTGGCGGCAGTGGAACGACGCTGATCGCATGCGAACAACTCGGACGCACCTGCTACATGATGGAAATAGACCCGCATTATGCGCAGGTCATTATCGACCGCTGGGAGAAGCTTACCGGCGAGAAAGCAGAGCTGATCGATGACGATCGCTGAAGCTGAAGCAATTATTGCGAAAACGAGCAGCCCGTATCTCAAACGGGATATGGAGAAATTTATCCGGCGGCAGCGCAGAAAGGAGCGCGGAGATGGCAGGAGCAAGACAACCGACCGATCTGGTCGTGAGGAATGGGCGCAAGCACCTGACGCGCGCCGAGGAGGACGCGCGGCGCGACCGTGAGGTGGTGGTACCGGCCCCGCAAAAAGCGAAGCCACCCAAATGGCTGCCCAAGGAGCTGCATCGCGAGTTTCGCACGCTTGGCAAGCAGCTTATCGACGTGGGGCTTTACACCGATCTTGACGCGGACAACCTCGGGCGCTATCTGGTCGCCCACCACGAGTATATCAGCGCGACGGCGGAGGTGCAGCGGGCCTTGACTCAGTCGCCGGGCCACGCGCGCGACTTAGAGGCGGCGGACGGCTGGGGCCGCGTGCAGGAGCGCTACTTCAAGCAGGCGCGCAACTGCGCGAACGACATGGGCCTGACGGTATCGAGCCGCTGCCGGCTGGTGCTGCCGAGCAATTTGCCCGCGGCGGCGTTCACGCCGGAGAGCGGCGCGGACGAGTTTACCATCCGCCTGCGGCAGCGGCAGGCGGACGCGCTGGCGCGGAGCCTGTAGCATGGCATGCGTTTTCGACCGCGATGCGGGGCAGTTTGTGTGCGACTTCGTCGAGCGACTGCCGACGACCGACACGGGCAAACTCTTCTCGCTCTACGACTGGCAGCGCGAGGCGCTGATGGAATTTTACGGCACGATGGACGTGCCCGAATCGGGCACGGATGAGGGCACAGAGCGGCTGCGCCGGTACTGGTACCTCTACCTCGAGATCCCGAAGAAGAACGGCAAGAGCGAGCTGGCTGCGGCGCTGGCCCTTTATCACCTCTTCGCGGACGGCGAGCTGAACGCGGAGGTCTACGTCTGCGCGGCGGACAAGGAGAACGCCTCGATCGTCTACAACGCGGCGATCTTTATGGCGACGAGCGCGCCGTGGACGGCGAAGATGATCGCCCAGGGCGAGCTGCGGCCCATCGAAAGCCGCAAGCGCATCGAGTACCGCAAGCGCGTGAAGACCGGCAACGGCGGCTATAAGTGGATCACGGTCGGCATTCTGCAGGTCCTCTCCGCCGAGGCGTACAGCAAGCACGGCTACAAGCCGAGCTGCGTCATCTTTGACGAGCTGCACGCGCAGCCCAACCGTGAGCTGTGGGACGTCATGACCGGCGCGGCGGGCGCGTCCAGGCGGCAGCCGGCATGGATCGTGCTGACGACCGCGGGTGACGACCCCGACCGCAGCTCCATCGGCTGGGAGATCCACGAGAAAGCGGTGGGCATCCGCGACGCGCGGCAGCTGCGGCGCATCCGGAGCGATGGCGGCGACGTTCGCTCGGTCCTCTCCCTCCGGCATGTCGGGGACGAGGACCTTGCGGACGCGGAGACCGAGCTGCTCAGCCGTGACGAGGAAAACTGGCTGCCGATCCTCTACGGCCTGACCGCGCTGTTCGGCGACGATCCGGACGACCTGGAAAAGCTCGACATCTGGGACGAGAGCCTGTGGTATCTCTGCAACCCCTCGCTCGGTAAGCATTTAAGCCTGCGCAACATCCGCATGGAGGCGGCGAGCGCAAAGCGCAGCGAAGCCGAGGAGCGCGTATTCCGATGGCTGCGGCTTAACCAATGGATCACGACGAAGTCGGTCGGCTGGATCTCGCTCAACCTCTATGACAAGACGCAATGGGGGCCGAGCAAAAAGCGCGAGCGCGAGGAATGGCTGCGGCAGCTGGACGGGAAGCTCTGCTACGGCGGCGTGGACCTTTCCACGAGCCGCGACCTGACGGCCTTCGTGCTGCTTTTCCCTCCCCAGCCCGGGCTGGATGTGGCGGTGCTGCTGCCCTATGGCATCTGGCGGCCCGAGGCGACGGTGGACGAGGCGGGAAAACGCGACCACGTCCCTTACCGGGACTGGGCGCGTGCCGGCTTCCTCGACCTCTGCCCCGGCGAGGTCATCGACTACGGCGCTGTGGAGGAGCGCATCCGCGAGGCGCGGGAGCGCTACGACTTGCGCATGGTGGGCTTTGACCCGTATCTGAGCCGGACCATCACGCAGCGGCTTGCGCCGATCGTGCCGATCATCGAGATCCCGCAGGACCTCAAGAACATGAGCCCGGCGATGAAGGAGACGGACGACATGATGCAGCGCCACACGCTGCTGCACGTCCACAACACCTGCTTCCGCTGGACCTTTGGCAACGTCCGCTGCCACGCGGACGGAAACGGCAACATCAAGCCGCTCAAGAATAAATCAACGGGGCGCATCGACCCGGCGGTCGCGAGCATTATCGTGATGGCCGTGTGGATGGTTGCCAGGAATCAGAAGCCCGATCTTGCCGCGGCGATGGCGCGTCCGGGCTTCACGCTGTGAGGAGGGAAAGCTGTGGAAAAGCTGCGAGACGCCGCGCTGCTGCTCGGCGTGCTGCTCATTACGCTCGGCGCAGGCATGATCTATATCCCGGCCGGCTTTATTGTGGGCGGCATTCTTTTGATCGCAATGGCTGTCATTGACAGTTTTGACGATAGTGCAAACGACGAAGGGAGTGATGGTCAAGCATGAGCATCATCAAGGGCCTGCACGCGGCGGCCGCACGTTCGCCCACCGTGAGCAATGCGGTGACGGTGACGGGGCTGATGTCCTCTGGCGGGCTGGCCGTGGGTGAGTTGACCGAGACCACCGCCCGGAAATTGAGTGCGGTAGACGGGTGCATGGAGATCCTGAGCAACTCCATCAGTAAGCTGCCGAACTTCATGATGATCGGCAGGACCCGGGAGCACGTAGACCACTACCTCTTGCGGTTACTGAACGTCCGGCCCAATGAGGCTATGACGCCTAGCATCCGGCGGAAGGTGCTGGAGAACAGCCGGAACGAGGGCGGTAACGGCTATGACTGGATCATCCGGGACCCCCGGACGGGGTTCATCCGGGAGCTGATCCCGGTGCCCTGGTGGCTGGTGCAACCCTGGCGGGATGAGGCCGGGCGAGTGTGGTACACCGTGACCCATCCGGTGACCGGCACGCCTATGGTGCTGCCCAACGAGGACATCTGCCACTACAAAGCCACCACACGGGACGGCCTGACGGGCATCTCACCTTTGCGACGGGCCAGCGAGGTGCTGGCAGCGGCACAGGCGGCGCAGGCGTATGATCTGGCGTTTTACGCCAACGGCGGCCAGCCCAGCGGCGTGCTGGAAACCGACAGTGATCTGGGCGGCTGGGCGGAGGACGTGAACGGCAAGCACATCCAGAACGCGGACGGCAGCTATCAGTCCCGGAAGGATCAGCTGCGGCACGAGTGGGAGAAGGTCCACGCCGGACCCAATAACAGCCATCGGGTGGCCATCCTGGATCTGGGGCTGAAATACACCCCCATTGCCGCCACCAACAAGGACGCCCAGTTTGTGGAAAACAAAGAGGTCACCATCCGGGATATCGCCAGATACTTTGGCGTGCCTCTTTACAAGCTGCAAGAGGGCAAGCAGGCCTACGGCAGCAACGAGCAGAACGCTATTGAGTACGTGGTGGGCACCCTCCATCCCATTGTCAACCAGTACGCGGAGGAGCAGACATGGAAGCTGCTGACGAACACGGAACTGCGGCAGGGCTTGGAGATCCGCATCAACATGATGGCAGAGCTCAAGGGCGACACGGCCAGCCGTGGCGCCTGGTACACTAACCAGAGAAACAACGGCGTGTTTTCGGTCAATGACATCCGGGCACTGGAGGACCTGCCGGATGTGGAAGGCGGCGATGAGCGCCGTGAGAGCCTGAACTATGTCCCCCTGAAGGACTGGGCACGGCTCAGCGAGCAGAGAAACGGAGGGAACGCAAATGCGGGTAACACTTAACGGCATCATCGCAGCCGATGACGATGTGGAGATCTACCAGTGGTTCGGCTTTGCGGCCTTTTCGCCGAAGGCGGTGCGGGACGCGGTAGCGTCCACCCCGGAGGGTGAGGAGCTGGTGCTGGAGATCAACAGCGGCGGCGGCAGCGTATTCGCCGGATCTGAGATCTACAGCGTTTTGAGATCTTCCGGCATCCACACGGTGGCAGAGGTCCAGAGCCTCGCTGCCAGCGCGGCCAGCTACATGTGCCTTGCCTGTGACGAGGTGCAGATATCCCCGGTGGCGCAGATGATGATCCATCTGCCGTCCACCCGCACCAGCGGAGACCGTGGAGATCATCTGCGGAGCGTGCAGATGCTGGACAGCACCCGGGAGGCCATCCTTAACGCCTACGAGCTCAAGGCCGGCGGCAAGGCCGACCGGGCGGAGTTCCGCCGAATGATGAACGCCGAGACGTGGCTGACGGCTCAGGAGGCCGTGGACTGCGGTCTGGCGGACGGCATCATCGGCGAAACGGCCAGTATTGCCCCACAGAACGTGATGAATGCCATCGGCAGCGGCATCCGTGCACTGGGATGCGCCGAGATGCCGGATATCACGGAGCTGCGGGCCAGATACATGGCGGAGCAGCACCCCGCGCCGGAGACAGCACCCACAGCATCAACGGGCGGTGAGCCCGATGCAGATACCGGAGACTGGCAGGCACAGGCCCGCCTGGATCTGGAAAAAATCAGATTTTAAACGGAGGTAGCAAAACATGAACAATCTCAGACGCGATCTGGTGGATCTGACCACCCAGCGCACCGCCCGTCTGGAAGCCGCGCAGGCGGCTTTGGATGCGGGCAATCAGACGGACTATGATTCCGCCATGGCGGATGTCCGTGATTTCAACGGCCGCATCCAGAACATCCAGGATCTCATCACCGAGCAGGACCGCCAGATCATGGCCGCTTCTGCTCCCACCGGCGCAGAGGCCCGCGACATGGCCGAGGAGCGCGGCCATGCCCTCATGACCGGCAAGGCCGTGACCTTCACCGCCGACGAGACCCGCCGGGCCGTGATGAACTCCATCACTCTGGCCACCGGCACTCTGGTGGAGCCCACCGGCGCCGGTAGCAACATCCGCGACCCTCTGGGCAACGTGGTCTCCTCCATCGTGGATCAGGTCTATGTGCAGAACCTGACCGGCATGGGCAGCTTCCTGGAGCCCTATGTGATCTCTGAGCTCGACGCCAAGGGCGGCAAGGTGACCACCAACGCCGGCAAGGCCCGCACTACCAGCGCCGACCCCACCTTTGGCGTGGCCAAAATCAGCCCCTACGAGCTGAACGTGACCCAGTTTGTCGACCGCAATATCTCCCGCCTAAGTCCCGCCGACTACTACACCAAGATCTACAACATGGCGATGCGTGCCATGCGCCGGAAGCTGGCCGGCCTGATCGTCAACGGTGACGGCCAGGCATCCCCCGACATGTTCGGCATCAAGAACGCCAAGAACGTGGCGGGCGCCGCCATTGCCGCCGGTGTGGACATCTCCGCCATCGATGAGAACCTGCTGGACACCCTGTTCTTCAAGTACGGCAGCGACGAGGCCATCGGCCAGAACGCCCGCCTGCTGCTGAACAAGGCTGATCTGGCTGCCATCGGCAAACTGCGCAACAGCGACAAGCAGCGGGTATTTAAGATCAACCCCGCCACGGGCAATCCCAACATCGGCACCATTGAGGACGGCGGCAACATTGTTCCCTACACCATCGTCAGCGACCTGACCGCCCTGTCTGCCTCCACCGCTGGCAGCGCTGCCATCCAGACCATGTTGTACGGCGATCCTGCCAACTACGAGCTGGGTCTGTTCGGCGACTACACCGTGCGAGTGGATGACAGCGTGAAGGCTGTGGAGCGCATGGTCACCATCTTGGGCGACGCTATGGTGGGCGGCAACCTGATCGTGGACAAGGGCTTCGTTATCGCGAATCTGCCCAAGAGCGGGGGCTAAGCGATGCTGCGCGAGAGGCTGAGCGAGATCGCCGCCTATTGCCGTGTGGAGGCGGACGACGCGGAGCTCCCCGGCTTTGTGGACGCGGCAGCGGCCTACCTCGCCGGCGCGGGCGTGCGCGAGCCGCAGGACAGCTCGCCGCGCTATGCGCAGTATCTGCAATGTGTCAAGTACCTCGCGCTCGACCTCTACGACCGACGCGACACGGCGGTTGATGGGACGCTCGGAGACAATCCCGCCTTTCGGCGGATGCTTAACCAGCTCAAGCTCACCGAACCTGTGCCCGATTCGGGCACGGGCAAGGGAGCGGAGGGAGGCGCATGATGCACGTCGACGCAGGAAAGCTTTCCAAGCGCATCCAGTTTTTGCGGAAAACGACAAAAAAGGACGCCGACGGCTACGACGTACCCGGCGAGCCGGAGCTCGTGCGCGAGACCTGGGCGCAGTTCTCTCAGACGAGCGGCACGGAGCTGATCCGGGCCAACGCCGAGTTCGGCGAAGCGAAGGTGCGCTTTCTCACGCGCGCGAACCCGGAGCTGCTTGACCGGCGGCTCCTGATCCGCTACGACGAGCGCGACTACAACATTCTCTACGTCAACACCTACGGCGACGAGGGGAAGTACATGGAGTTCTGGTGCGAGCGGCACACGCAGGAGGGCAAGGTATGACGCTGAATGAGAGAATCATTGCGGTCGTCTCTCCGGTTGTCCCGGTATGTGTGCCGGATCTGCTGGTCACAGAGGCGGGCGAGACGCCGCCGGAGCGGTATTGCACGTTTAACTACTCGGAGATGCCCGAGGGGATCGGGGACAACGCTGCGCATCTGACGCGGGCACTTGTGCAGGTGCACTACTTCGCGCCGCTCAGGGAGTCGACGATCAAAACGCGGCACGCGCTGCGCGATGCGATCGCGGCGGTGGATGATTTTACCCTGCCGAGCATTGAGAACGCCACGGACGAGACAGGACAGCACTATGTGCTGGAATTTGACGCCGTGGGACGCTGGGAGGCGGAGGACGATGGCCAAGGTCGAGTTTAAGGGCATTGACGAGGTCGTGACATCGCTGACGGAGCTTTCCGAGCTGCCGGACGAGGTGATCGACGCGATGCTCAACGCCCGCGCCGACGTGGTCGTTAAAGCACAGCGCGCCGAGGCGCGTAAGCTCGGCACGGAGTACCGCAACAAGGGCCAGAAGAAAAATTACGCCACGGGCATGACGGCAAACTCGATCCGGAAGGGCAAGGTCAAGGTCAAAGACGGGCAGCGAGTGCTGTACATCACGCCGGTCGGCAGCAGAAAGCGCGGCAAGACCGTGACGCGCAACGCAGAGATCGCCTTTCTGAACGAGTTCGGCACGAAGACGATCCAAGCGCGGCATTTTTTGCGGAAAGCGAACGAACAAAGCGCGGACGCCGCGACGGCGGCGGAGTTTGAGGTGTACAGCCAATACCTCAAAGAAAAAGGGCTGTAGAAAGGATTACCATGCAGTACGGAGCAAAGATGATCCAGTGGGCGCCGTTTGCCGCGACTGATCCGGAGACGGAAAGCGCGCCCCCGAAGCTCGGCACGCCGGCGAATCTCGGCGCGCTGAATAAGGTGACCGAGACGATCAATTTCAACCGCACGAGCGCCTTCGGCGACAACGTGAAGAAGGTTGAGATCGTGGAATTCAAGGACGGCTCGCTGGCTGTGGAGACGCTGTATCTCTCGAACACAAACGCAGCGGCGGTGACCGGCGCAGAGCTGGGCACGACGGACGGGGACAAAGACCTCAAGTTCGGCAGCAATGACAAAGCGCCCTATGGCAGCCTTGCCTTTTACACCAACCACATGAGAGACGACGGGACGAAATACTATCAGGGCATTTTCTACCCGAAGGTCAAGGCCAACATGGAGGGCGAGGAGTACGAGACCAAAGGAGACAGCATCGTGCTGAGCAATGCCAAGCTCACGTTTACCGTTTTTGAGCCGCTCTACGGCAAGTATAAGCACAAGAGCGAGGAGTTCGACACCGAGGCCAAGGCCGCGGCGTGGGTCAACGAAAAAATCAAGGCCGCAGCGGGCGGCTGAGAAGCGAAGAGACGCGGCACCCGCTGCGTCTCTTTTGTGTTTGGAGGGAAAATATGAAGACGATCCCATATGAATTGAACGGGCACACGTTTTATCTGTGCCTGAACGGGCAGGCGCTTTTTGACGCCTACGATAAATTCGGCTACGAGGGCTTTCTCACGAAGCACATTGAGGGAAAAGACAAGCAGAGCTTTGAAAATACGTGCTGGCTGCTCGCAAAGCTTGCCGAGCAGGGCGAGCTGGTGCGGCGCTGGCAGGGGCTCGACCGCGGGCCGATCGCGCCGGAGCAGTATTTCCGCGTAAATCTCAAGCCGCTGGAGGTCTCGGACGCAAAAAAGGCGATCCGCGAGGCCATTGCGCTTGGATTTGCCCGCGAGGAAGAAGAAAAGCGAGAGCGCGACCTCTTCCTCGAAGAGCTTCAAAAAAAAACGAAAGAAATAACGTGACACGCGCGTGGTGGCTGGATCTGACGACGCAATTTCTCCGGCTGAGCGTCCGCGAGGGGATGCTGCTGACGGTCGGGCAGGTGCTCGATTTGCAGGAGCTTGAGACCAGGCGGCGCGGGCTGCGCAGAGAGGAGGATGAGGCGTAAATGGCGACGAGGACGATCACAACGCGGCTGGCGATCGAGGGCGAAACCGAATTCAAGCGCTCCATGTCGAGCGCAAACAGCGAGCTCAAGACGCTGCGCAGCGAAATGAGCCTTGCCGACGCAGAATTTAAGGGCCAGGCTAACACGATGGAAGCCCTGACCAAAAAAAATGAGCTGCTGCGCCGTGCTCAGGAGCAGCAAACCGAGAAGGTCAAGGCCCTGGAACAGGCCGTAGAGGACGCCGCAGAGGCCTACGGCGAGAACGACAAGCGGACAGACAACTACCGCCAGCAGCTCAACCGGGCAAAAAAAGAGCTGATCGACATGAACGATGCGCTGGATGAAAACGAGAAGTATCTCGACGAGGCGCGCAAGAGCGCCGACAAGTGTGCGAAGTCTATCGACGAGTTCGGCAAGGAGACCGACGGTGCGCAAAGCGGCATTGAGAAGTTTACGGACGTGCTGCAGAACGGTTTCAGCGCCAAGGGCAAAGGCGGCGACCTGCTGGGGATGCTCACAAACCTCAAGGGGGCGCTGATCGGCGGCGCGATCGTCGGCGGACTCAAAGAGCTGGGTGACGCGATCATCGGCGTAGTCGACGATACGGCGGAATACCGCAAGATCATGGGCACGCTGGAGACCAGCTCGAAAGAGGCCGGTTACACAACCGAGCAGACGGCAGAGGCCTACACCCGCCTGAATGGCGTGTTGGGCGACTCGCAGACGGCGGCGACGACCGTGGCCAACCTGCAGGCCATTGGGCTGGAGCAGGGCGACCTCATGACGCTGATCGACGCGACGACCGGCGCGTGGGCCACCTATGGCGACAGCATTCCAATTGACGGCCTGTCCGAGGCTATCAATGAGACGATCCAGACCGGCAAGGTAACGGGCACCTTCGCTGACGTGCTCAACTGGGCGGGCGAGAGCGAAGACGATTTTAACGAGAAGCTCGCGGCGGCGAATACATCGTCCGAGCGCGCGCAGATCGTGCTGGACCAGCTCTCCAAGCAGAACCTGCCGCAGGCGGGCCAGGCATGGCGAGACGCCAACGAGGATATCATCGAGTACAACGAAGCGCAGGGCGAGCTGGACGAGGCAATGGGCCGCCTGGGCGAGGCGCTCGCGCCGGTGGCTGCGAAGATGAAAAGCGTGTTTGCAGGCGCGGTGAATATCGCGGCCGACGCTGTGACCAAACTGATCGGCTTTGTCAACAACGCGATCGCCGCCTTTAAGAGGCTCGCCGGCGTGGAGGAAAAGCAGAAAACGACTAAAACCAAGGGGCAATCCAAGACCACGAGAAAGACGACGTCTAGCGTGCGGCAGTACGCCAACGGCCTTGATTACGTCCCGTATGACGGCTATCCGGCGATCCTGCATGAAGGCGAACGCGTGCTGACACGACGCGAGGCGGACGACTACCGCGGCGACCGCGGCAGCGGCAAGCCGGCTGACATCGTCATCAACCTGACGACCACGCTGGACGGCAAGACTGTGAGCAAGACGGTGACGCGGTACCAGCAGCAGGACCAGAGGGCGAGGCAATGAAGAATTTTACTTTCAAAATCAACGGCAACGACCGCACGGCGCTTTTCAACCAGTATGGCTTTTCCGCGGGCATTACGCCAATCTACAGCGACGAGATCGTGACGATGGACGGCAGACGGCACAGCGCGGTGATCCGCTGGCAGAGCTGGTGCAGCGCACAGCTCAACGATATCACCGACGCAGAGGTGGCGGCGCTGGCCGCAGATCTGCGCGGCGCGACGCTGAGCGTGACCTACGAGAACCCCGCGCTCGGCAGCACGCCGGTGACGCAGGACATGACCGTGGACGGGCTGGAGCTCGCGTATTTGCTGCGCGACCAGACGGGCCGATACTGGAGCGGCAAGACGCTCAACTTTACGCAGAGGTGAGCGCATGCACAGTGTAAGTGATTTATGGCGGACGCTGCTTGCCAGTCCAGGGCACCGTAAGGAGGTCAAGCTCGTGATCGCGGGCGTCACCTACGGCGAGGACAAGATCGTGGATGGATCGCTGCGGATCGACGGCGGACTGTACTCTGATTTCGGCATGGGAAACTGCTGCGCGCGGCAGATCGACTTTGAGATCTATCCGCAAGGGACGATCCCGCGGCAGGCAAAAATTGAGGTCTACATGCGGCTGCGGCTGGGCGAGCAGGTGAGCGAGTGGATCCCGAAGGGAGTGTTTTTCTTTTCCACGCGCAAGACTGACCGGGTCACGGGCGTTTTGAGTGTGCACGGGTATGATGCGATGCTCAAGGCCGAGGAGACGTGGCTCGACAGCAGCTATGACGCAAAGACTTGGCCGATGCCGGCGGCGACGGCGGTCGCGGATATCGCGGCGCGCATGGGCGTAGCAGTGGACAGCCGCACGGTATTGGATGCGGCGTTCCCCGTGCAGTATCCCGTGGACGACAAGGGAGATATGACGATGCGCGAGGCGCTTGGGCGTATCGCAGTCGCCAACGCGGGCAACTGGACCCTCACGGACGAGGGCAAGCTTCTGTTGGTAGGCTTGAACTCCATGCCCGCTGAGACCCACTATCTTATCACGGAGACCGGAAAAGCCATCACCTTTGGCGGCGTGCGCATCCTTGTGTGAGGAGGGCAACATGGACAAAACCTATTTAGGGCGGCGGCTGGCGAAGTTTTCCCCCGGCATCGCGTCGAAGCCTATCTCCAAAGTGGAGCTGCTGAACGATACCGGCGATGTGGTCGGTGTGTCCGGATCGGACACCGGGCGGACGCTGACGGCCTTGCAGCCGGACGGCACGAATGCGATGGCGGCGGCGATCCTCGCCAAAGTCTCCGGCTACAAGCACATTGGATACGAGGGCAGCAAAGCGCTGCTTGATCCTGCGGTGGAGCTTGGCGACGCGGTGACGGTGGACGGGCATTATGTGCCGCTCATTGCGCTGGACATGACGTTTGATCCGTTGCTCGCGCCGGACATCTCCGCGCCAGACGCGGACGAGCTGGACGATGAGTACCCGTACAAATCGCCGACGCAGCGGCAGATCGAGCGCAACATGGCCAAGACGCGGTCGCTCATTACCAAGACCAGCGAGGAGATCAACCTCAAGGTGGAGGGCATCGACGGGCGGGTATCGGACATTACGCAAACGGTCGATGGAATCAGCTTATCCGTCACGTCAGCGTCCAGCCCGGATGGCCAGACGACCGCGACAATCACATTAAAAGTCGGCCCAAACAACTATACGGGCTACATCAAGCTCGACGGCAACGTGGACGTCTCCGGGCAGCTTTCGGCGGACGCGCTCTACTCCGCCTTCGGCGAGATCGCGGACTTAAGCGTCAACCGGCTTTCGACCTCGCGCCGGGTGGTCAAGTACCTTGCGGGCGACACTTCAGATGACAATTTTATTCGCGTGGCAGAACAGAGCCTTGAGTTCGTCGCGGGCATCGCCAAGGGCACGACAGAGCAGGCGCGCAACCCCAACGGGGAGCTGATCTACTGGGAGGCAGACCCCGCGGGCGCGTCGATCGGCTCGGACGGCTACCCCTACGCAAACGGCGAGCGCATTTTTACCACCACCAAACAGACAAGCTGGCCGGTGATGGTGTATCAATACGAGGAGCAGGTCAAGCGCGCGATCTCGTTCGAGTCAGACGGCCAATACTACTACCCTGTGGACGTCTTCGGCGCGGGCGACAACAATGGCAAGCAGCGCGGCTACCTCGTCAAGCGGCAGAACTCGCTTGAGCTGACGTATGAGACGAGCCTGGGCAAGCTGCTCGGCCTCGCCGCGCGGGACGAGGGGTATATGGATCTTCTTGGACTGCGCAAAAGCACGGCGCTGGACTTTTCCGAGTGGGACAAGGGGTATTTTGCCGAACTTGTGGACGGTGAAAAGACGCCGTACCGCTACACGGTGACCTTTGACCAGCAGCGCCGCCCAATCAAAATCACGGATAACAGCGGGCACGCGACGCTGATTCGTTGGTAAGGAGGGATGGCGCGTGAACTACGATAAAAACAGCTTTCTTGCCGGGATCTCGGTCGGCAGGACGCTCAAGGGCTGGGCCGCCGGCAGCGACGGATTCAGCGGAGGCGGTGGCGACGGTGGCATCTACGTTGGCAACTTCCCTGCGTACCCGCAGTTTACAGGATGCAATATTTTGCCGGTGATTGAAATCGGCACATTTGAGGTGGAGACATGAGCGTAACAGTTGTGAAAAATTTGTTTAAGGGCGTTGATAACTTCACCGTGTTTGCGGGTATTCAGTCTTGGGTGGCGGCGCAGATTCCAGAGCTGAAACTGTTCAAGAGCAATACAAGCAGCCATAATTCAGCATGGTGGCTATACAGGTTCGGGGATACGGACTACGGCGTGGCATTCTACTGTCGCACATACGGGGTTCACTACTTCTGTGGTGCATCATTTTACAGAGGGATCTCGGATTCCGTGTCAATTAAACACGAATATGAATTTGAGTTCGAAACCATAATGGAGAACGACAAAAAACTGTACGTAAAAGGTGCAATCGTCGTTCGGACGCCGCATGGCGTTATCATTCAGTGGACGACCTCATCAGGAACACCGTATGCACAGTTTCTTTACTTTGGCAAGGCGAACAGTGCAGTAAATGGAGAGGTCACGGTTGGTGGAATTTTTTCGGCTGCGTCATATATTTATAGCAGTATTGATTCCGAAAGCCAGTACAAAAGCGATGGCAGTTACTTCTACTTCAAAATTGACAGCGAGGTTCCGGCGGTGTGGCGACATGGCGTGCTGACGGCGATTTGCCCCAGAGGAGCGTCATATGGCACTGCCGGGTCTATTGTTGCATCCGCCGTGTACGGTGTGACGAGCACCATCTGGACGGACCCGATCCGCATTGATGCCTTTTATTCGTTGGCTGGTCCGGTTTCCCCGCCATATTACACGGAGGTGACGGTGGGCGGACGCAAGATGCAGCGCGTGGGGGAAGTGCTTTTGTTGGAGGGATAGTATGAGCATCATCGCATACGTGCTCAACCTGATCGATCTGTCGTGCACGCTCTGGGCGCTGCATGGTGGGGCGGTGGAGCTAAACCCGCTGATGCGCTCCGTCCCGGTCATGGCGGGCTACAAGGTCATCATCGTATGGGGGCTGCTGTGGTGGCTGTCCCGTCAACGGGAGAGGGCGGCGCGGTATGCGCTATACGTTGCTACCGTGGTCTACGGTGCGGTGGACGTATACCATATAATCAACATTTTATGATAAAGGAGGGCAACATGGACAAAACCATTGACGATCTGCTTGCGGCGGAGGCTGTAACGGCAGATGATCTTTTCGTGGCGCAACAAAATGGGACGGCAAAAAAGGTGTCCGGTGACACTTTGCGCAGATATTTGGGGGCGGAGGCCGGTTTACCAAAGCCTGATGGCGCGGAAGAAGGGTCTTTTCTCCGCATACGGAATAAGAAATGGGTGGCGGAAAAATCACCTGTTCTCATCGACCTGTATTCCGCGGGTGTAAATGCAGACCCATCGCGACTTGGGACACCCATCTCATTCGATGTATCTACAGACATCGGGACTCAGCTTGCGGCTGCCGCCAAGAACGGTGGGGCATTGCTCAAATTCGGGTTCTTGGATAATCAAGATCGCTTACCGGTACAGGCATATTTTGTTGGGATCATGATCGAAGGCGTGGAAACGTACCAGTTCTATGGCAAGGCGTTTTACGATCAGTGGGGCGTCAATATTTTTTTCGATATGAATCTGCAAAATAGTAGAATATCCTCTTTCTGCACAATCGACCAACCGCGGCTACCGGAAGCGGCTGACGACGGGGCGTTTCTGCGATGGAGCATTGAACAGCAAGAGTGGGTGGCGGAAACCGTGCCCGCGGCGGAAGGAGGGACGTTCTGATGGCGGAATATCTGGTACAGGGCGAAAGCATTACGGCAGTCGCCGACGCTATCCGCGAGAAAGGCGGGACGACCGCGCCACTGAGCTTTCCGGAGGGGATGGCCAAGGCGGTGAGGGGTATCCCGTCTGGCGGGACTGATATCTCCCTCGGTCTGACCGCCGCCACAGTGGGGCAGACTGTCAAAGTCAAGGCCGTTGACGCTGAAGGCAAGCCGACGGAGTGGGAGGCGGTGGATGCGGCAGGGGCCGAAACGTGGGAGTTGATTGCGGAAATCGATGTCGATGTCGATGCCGCAAACGATGTTTTCGTGTGGGAATACAAAAACCTCCCAAACTATAAAGAACTCGCATACAAAAAAGTAAATTTGGTTGGCAGCACTGAGACTGCATCGGGGATATCTATTTCCATCAACGGGAGTGTTTCCCAAGGGAGTGGTTTAACATATCCCCCAAAAGGATACCCAAAAAGCAACTACGGAAGAATTCTGCTCCTGCCATTCGGTTGGGTTCACATTACATCTGTTGATTCCAATAATCCAAAAAACTATGCTACTGGAAGTCTTTCCAGCATGTATAACGCAATCCCGTTTGACGGAGACAGTATTACAAGCGTAAAGCTTTCTGCTCACACGATATACAAGATTGCGGGCGGGAAATTATCACTGTACGGGAGGAGATGACGAACGTGAAAATTTGCGAAAATGGCATCTACCGCGACATGACTGCCGAAGAAATCGCGGAGCTGGAAAAGCTGGCGGCAGAACAGCCCGCGCCTGAACCTACGCCAGAGGAGCGTATCGCGGCGCTGGAAAAAGACAACGCTGAGTTACGTGAGGCAATGGAGGCACTATTAAGCGGGGTGACAGCATGAGCAAGCTGAGGGAGCGAGTCATCGCGTACAACACGGAGGTCAAGACCGCACTGCAAGCAGTCTACAACGACCTCAATCGAGGGCAGCAGAAGAAACTGCTGCGCAATCCCGCCATCCGCGCCATGTTTGAGCGGTATGGCGTGGAGATTGAAGAATAAGGGAGAAAGGGAGCGGGATATGGATAATGCAAAGCACTACGATGACGCAGAGATCGCGTTGATCGAAAGCCGATGCAAGAGCAATACGCACCGCATCAACGAGCTACAGGAGCACCAAACGGCGCTTGACAGGCTGGCAACGTCAGTCGAGGTGTTGGCGACCAAGCAGGAGACCGTTGAGGGCGACGTCAAGGAAATCAAAGAGGACGTGAAAGCCATCACGGGCAAGGCAGGGAAACGGTGGGACGGGCTGGTCGACAAGGCTCTCGCGGCGCTGGCGGGCGCGTTTATCGCGTGGCTGCTGTCGGGGGTAGCCTTATGAAGAAGCTGAGAAAGCGGGACAGGTACGTCATCGCAGCGGTGCTCAACCTCTGCTGGTACTGCATTGCGGTGCTCGTATTGACCGCGCATGACAAGGTAGTGCCGGACAGCCTGACGGTCGCATGGTTCGCGGCGTGGA